GATTGTGGTTGATGGAGATTGGATTGAAAATGAAGAGGCCCGAATGCGAGTTGATGATGCAGCGTTTAGCCACAAAGCAATAATACACGTTGATTCGATGTATCTTGATGCAAAACCCGTTGATGCAAAGAAACAACACCAAGTTGACAATTATGCCAAAACTTTGAAATTGCGTTGCCTGATAGGGGAATTTGTGCCATATGAACCGTTTGAAACAGTCTTTCCCGGTGGATTCCCCGCGAGAAAGCCAATAACTATATCGGATTTACGCAACAATTGTCGCGATGCGGTGATGGTGATTGCAAGAATGCTTTTTTGCAAAATGTGTTCCGAAAAGTTGAATCTTAATACAAATGAGATTGGATGGTTGATTAACAAAAGTCATGGTGGCGTTGCCTACTTGATTAAACGATATGATGATTGGGTTGCTGCAAAGCAAAATGACGACATCAACCAAATATTCAACGAAGCAAATGACGCGATTTCATACATGATGAATGTGGATTCACCTTGTAAATTTCAATATTCGGTAAATAAACCTTTCGGTGAAATTCGGAAATATAAGAACCGTCAAACAGATTCAATCGTTTGGGTGGCAACCGGGCGAACGGACGAACTCTTATTTACGTTTGATGGGCAAAAATATTACAATCTTTACAAAGATTATCCGAATAATCTAACCAAAGAACAGAAAGAAATATTTGATAAAGAGAATCCACAATGGGCCGAACTTTTCAAGGATAGACAATAACACAACGTGCAATTCCGGTGGAAAAATTGACCGCGGAAAGCAGATTTACAACATATTCGTCCATTTATATTTTACTGATGGTGACATTTCAACGTGTCACCATTTTTGCGTTTATAGGGGTGATTTTCGATGTTATTTTCAGAATTGCAAAGTTATTTTGAAAATAACACTCAAAACAATCATTTTGATATTTCAGCGTATCAAATAATGTCAATAACTCAAAAGTAACTTTGAGGGCAATTTTCATGTAATTAATTCAAATGTAACGATATTTGCAGCGTATCAAATCAACACCAATAACAAAAACAATCAAATTTAAATAAAATGAGCATAGATGCAACAATCCGCGAATATGTTGATGCAGCCGTGGAAAAAGCGGTTGAAGCAGCATTGACCAAACAACAAAACCAACCCGAAGAAACCCACCGAAACGAAAAACCACAAATTATTCGTGGAATCAGTGGGTTGGCAAAGTTTTTAGGCGTATCAACACCCACCGCCCAAAAACTGAAAAATCAAAACAAAATACCATACCGCCAAACCGGACGCGTGTTAATCTTTCTCGTTGATGAAGTTTTGGCGGCGATGAAGAAACGTTAAACCATCAAAATCAAACATTATGCAACAACAGAGAAGCAATTTTGCATTGCCGGAAGATGTGTTGTTTGGCGTTGACAGTCAAACCAACCTTTACCGGATTTATGAAGCGTTGTTAAACGGTCGTGTCTTAACAGCGTTAGACGGCATTGTCAGATTCAGAACCATGTATTTGCCCAAATACATCAGCGTTTTGCGCAATCGTTACAACATTCCCGTGTCAACTCGTTGGATTCAGCTTGAATCAGGGAAATATTGTAAGGAATATTATTTGGAGTAAACGCCAAACAGATAACGCAACATGATTGGTTATATCACTTTACCAAGACAAATTATTGATGAACTTGTGGTGGCTGAAAAACCGACATCACGCGGATTGGCGTGTATTGACCTTATCAGCCTTGCAAACTTCACCGAAAGTTGCTTCTATCTACGTGGCAATAAAGTCGTTGTTAAGCGTGGTCAAATTGCCCGGAGTCAACAAAATTTGGCTGAAAGATGGGGTTGGAGTAGAGGTAAGGTTGATAGGTTTTTGAATGAGTTGGAAAATGAACACAAAATAATACAACAGAAAAGCCGCCTAATTACCTTAATATCAATCGTTAACTATGACAATCTTTGCAAAACGATACAACAGACAGAACAACAGATAGAGCAACAGACAGTACAACAGATAGGACAACAGACAGTACAACGTAATAATAAGGATAATAAGAATAATAAGGAAAAGAATAATAACATCAATTCTTCTAACGAAGAATGTGATGTTGTGGAAAAGTCGAAAACCGCAACGCGTTTTTCTCCACCTACCAAAGAAGAAGTTGAAAAATTTATTGAAGAAAATGGATATAACGTTGATGCAACGCGATTCGTGGACTTCTACGAAAGCAAAGGTTGGTTTGTGGGTAAGAACAAAATGAAAGATTGGAAAGCCGCCGTGCGTGGATGGAACGCACGGGATAAGGGTGAAAGCCCCCGGCGACAATCAAAAAGCAATATGCCGATAAAAAATGTAAATGACGAATGGCAATAAATAACAACAATCGAACAATGGACAAATCAAGCACCTACACACCCCTACAATTGTTTGTAATCTTCTTAATGAAGAATCTTAAAACAATCGTTGAAAAATGCGGCATATCGCCCCTAATTGACTACGTGCCGCGTTTCAAAACACGCCCAAAGATGGAAACTTTGTGTGTGATGGCATTGGAACATGAAACCAACAAAACATTTTTTGTGTGCCAATTATTCAACGTTGACAAATTTGGTATGCCTGAAACCGCAATCAAAGAAGCAATTCAATTGCATGATGAAAACAAAGATTGTCCGGTTGTGGTGGTTTGCCCCGGTTTATACCCTCAAATCATTGATGAGGTCAACGACAACGGCAATCCGGTCAATTTCCTCGTTGTTGATGGTGCAATATGTGAATATATTCCCTTTGGTTGCAAATCAAGCGCAACCAATAGGACAAAAAGCGACTAAAAAGGATGAGAAAGTATAATTCAAAAATAGCAACGCAAATCGTTGAATTGTTCAAATCGGACACATACACGGTGATGGAAATTTGTCACATAGTCCGGATAAACAAATCAACACTTTATCGGTGGTTGGAAATTCACCCCGATTTTGCAACCGCCGTTGATGAAGCAAAAGAAGAACGCAACCAAATAATGTTGGTCGAAGCAAAGAAATCATTGCGGCGTAAATTGGTCGGTTATGAGGTCAAAGAAACACGTGTTGTTACAATACCATCAAAGGAATTGGATGAACACGGCAACCCCAAACCGAAAATCAAAGAACAAATCACCACAACGAAACACGTTGCAGCGGACATCACTGCAATAATATTCACGTTGACAAACCTTGACCCGGAACATTGGCGCAATCGCCAAAGCACCGAAATCACCGGGAAAGGTGGTGAAAACTTCTTTGCCAACAAAAGCGATGAAGAATTGAATGCAGAGATTGACGAACTGCAACGCAAATTAAGTTAGATTGCAACATGGTTAAAGATTGCAACACTCCACAATTGCCGTTGATACCGGGTTAATTCTCAATGGTTTATTGGCGAGTTTGCAAAATTACATACAAAATCACAAACAAAAATCATTCAAAATGGACGAAAACAAGAAAAAAAACGTTGATGTGGACACCACACAACCCACCCGTGAAGAATGGCGCAAAAACAACAATTTGCCGCCGATGGGTGAAGAATTTGTAAATGCCAATATTGGCAAAGCAGTCGAAGCCCGCACCAAAAACAACACCACATTCAAAGGAAAGGAAATCTAAATGGCAACAAAGACAACAACCCGATACCTATTGCGCCGCAACGATGATTGCGTGGCGCAACAGATTGAATCAACTAACAAATTGCTGATTCAACCATACAACGACATGATTGCGGCATTGAAAAACGCCGGGGTCGTGGATGTTACAATGGACACCATCAAAGCAATTGCCAAAAATGGCGTTGAAGAAATTGAATCACTAATTCCGGCAATAGACGAAACCACAACCGGATGTATTCGCCGCGTTGCAGAACGTGAACGCGAAACAAACACACGTAACGTTGTGCGTTGTTATGATGTGATTAAGGGAAATCACATTTACTCCGGGGTTACAGCTGATTCAGACGAAGCAATTGCGATGATGCAGTTGGACGACACAACCGGATTCGTGGAACTGTCAGAAGCAGCACAAACGGATATTGTGGAGATTTGCAGCGAATATATTTCAACGCCTATTGGCTGCAAACTTTATGAAATGCAACAAGAACTTGCCGAAAAGATGCAAGCGTTTTACGACAAATTGCAAGAAGCAAAGCAAATTCCCAACACCACCATGAGCATTGACGCAAATGCAGTGTTGTGGCGTTTGTTCCCGTTGGCTGCGTTCCATTTCAAGCATGACGAAAACGACAAAGTGACAGTCACACCAAAGGCGATTAATTTTGACCCGGTTGCAAACGAAGATTGACAATTATGCCTATCAAACCGACATTCACCAAAGCAGACTTGCAAAAGCGTTTTGGCGCGTTTGTTGACATGGTGCAACAAAAACAGATTGCCCGGTTGCAGAAACTTGGCGAAATGTGCCTAACCGAAGCGAGATTAAACAAAGGTTACATGATGCAAACCGGGGCGTTGACATCTTCAACGGGTTACACAATATTCGTTGATGGTGTTGCAGTCCACACCCAATTCGATGCAGCAAGCGGCGCGGAATCCAATGCCGCCCAAATAGGCATGAAAACGGGTGAAAGCCTTGCAGAATCAATCGGAAAACAAACAACGGGTGTTGCGCTCGTTGTGGTTGCCGGAATGAATTACGCCGCCTATGTCGAAGCAAAGGGAAAAAACGTGTTATCAAGCGCGGAACACCTTGCAGAACGTGAATTGCCCAAACTGTTAGATGGTCTTGTTTCACAAATCAATCGTGTTACCGACTGATTTGGATTCGTGGAACGGACAACGGCAAATTTTGGTCAATATCTTTATCGCAACTTTTCGTAATATATTGCAAATTGCGATAAAATAATTTATACCTTTGTGTGCAATCAAAATGATTGCTTCCAATCAAGTTGCGGATGTTGTGGGCGCAATGCAGTTTTGTGTTGCGCCCATATTCTTTGCCTGGTCAATTTTTTCATGTTGTAATTTGGAATTATAGAATATTTTTTGAAACTTTGCAGTATCAAAATTAATCATTCAAAATTATGGAACTTGATAAACTTGATAGAACAAAGCAGTTGTTCACATTGA